AGGTAGGCCTCCTTGAGTCCGGCGGCTCCAGCGACTGTGCTCACTGGCATGAGTTTCAAAACTCGCCAGAACGACACCGACTGCTCGGTAAAGAGGAGGCGGTGGTCGGAAAGCACATGCTTGCCGGCCGAGAAGCCTGTTCCAATAGCCCCCAAGAGATCGCCATAGCGGCGATGTGCCCGAAGGAACATCGCCGCCCCGAGATCATCGCCGCAGACGGCCACCCGGAAAGCCTCCCGCGCTTCGCGCGGAGGCAGACCCGGGCAGCCCTCAACGGCAGCGGTCTCGGCCGCCCAGAGGTTCACGACGTTCAGAATGAACCACGACAGCGGCAGCCCCATAAGGCAGCCGCGGCGAGTGAGGATCGGGTCCACGGCCGGGAACTCACGAAGTTCCCCGGTCGCAGGATGACGGAGGATAAAACCTCCATCATCCATCCGGGCCACGATCTCCACCGCCCCGTCGGGTCCATACCAATCGTCTGGACACTCCAGGTCGGTATGGCCAATCACTTGGGGGCCAAGGACAATTCGCCCAAGCTCCGTGAGGCCGGAACTGAAGCCGGCCCCCTCACAAACGCCTTCCCAGCAGGCGTCGATTGCCCACCGAGCAAGACCATCGGTCGCAGCGGTGAGGTCGGCCGACACCAGAGCGAGCAGGTCCCCACGATAACTCGTGGGGACCTTGAGCGGGAAATCCCGGAGGTGATCAGCGAACGACACAAGTCGACCGCCTTTCAACGCCCAGGACACCCTCTCATCTCGCTCCAGTGCCGGCCAGACCAACGATCGGATCATGTGCCCGGCCTCAACCAACTCCGAAGGCGACGTCGTCACGATGCGTGCCTTGAACCCTCGTTCAGGCACCGCAACGACGTTCGCCTCCGGGTAGGCCCGGCCGGACGCGTACCGATCGAAACACCGTTCGACCGAAATGTCTCGGAGGATCCGAACGACCCGTTCCCGCTCGAGCCTGGCACCATCAACCGCCGAAATGTCGACCACATACTCGGTGGAACCACGGGTAGCGCTACCGGAAAACCGGTTAGCGTCACCCTGTGGAGTCCACCGACTAGGGTCCTCAAATTCGGCAGGAAATGGTACCGGGCCCTGCGGGGTGTTCCACCAGCGACGACCTCTCGCCTTCGCCGGCTCGTCCATCCACCTGTCCAGCGTCTCGCGAACGGCAGCATTCAAGCCGCCGTTCTTACGAGACAATTCAAGACAGGCAGAGGTCGACG